ACCCGCGCCGGAACAGGAAGCAACGGCTGCCCCTGAACCCGAAGTTAATTCGCCGGAAGTATCGACAGAGCAGACAGACCAGCCAGCGGAAAAAACTTATACGCAAGCTGAAATCGACGCAATGATCGGTAAGCGCCTCGCAAGAGAACAGCGCAAATGGGAAAGAGATCAAGTTGCCAAGCAGGCTGAAGTGCAGACCCTCCGGTCTACACCGCCCGTTGCAGACCATTTCAATGACCCTGAAGAATATGCGCAAGCATTAGCACTTCAGAAAGCCACTGAACTTGTTGCCCAACGAGATGCCGCAAAGCAACAAGCCGAGATCATGGAGGCTTATGCCGACAGTGAGGAAAAGGTCAGGGATAAATATGACGACTACGATCAGGTAGCCCGTAACCCTAACGTGCCCATCACCGAGGTAATGGCTGAAGCGATTTATGAATCTGACGTTGGCCCCGAGGTAGCTTACTACTTAGGCTCAAACGTCAAGGAAGCGGCAAGAATCTCCCGTTTATCGCCTTTCATGCAGGCAAAAGAGATTGGAAAGATTGAAGCTAGATTAGCCTCTGATCCTCCGGTCAAAAAAACTTCAAACGCGCCAGCACCGATTAGTCCGGTAACAGCACGTTCAAACGGCGCTCCGAGCCATGACACGACTGACCCACGGTCAATCAAGTCCATGACAACCTCGCAGTGGATCGAAGCTGAACGTGCCCGCCAGATGAAAAAGTACGAAGCGCAACGCAACCGCTAATTTTTTGAAAGGACTAATATGTCTAATAGTATTCTGACGATTGACATGATCACCCGTAAGGCTCTCGAAATTCTTGAGAACAACTTGGTGATCACCCGTAACGTAAACCGCCAGTATGACGACTCTTTCGCTGTTGAAGGCGCAAAGATCGGCTCTACACTGCGTATCCGTTTACCTGACCGTGCTTTGGTTACTGACGGCGCCGCCTTGCAAGTTCAAGACGACAACGAACAGTTCACCACACTAACTGTTGCTTCACAAAAGCACATCGGTGTTAACTTCACATCTGCTGAATTGACCATGCAATTGGACGACTTTGCAGAGCGTGTGTTAAAGCCCCGTATCAGCCAGTTGGCATCTTCTATTGATGCAGACGTGGCCAATGCGTACAAATCCATCGGTAACACCGTTGGCACGCCCGGCACTACGCCCTCAACTTCTTTGGTCTTGCTACAAGCCCAGCAGAAGCTGAACGAAAACGCCGCTGTGATGAACCCCCGTTACGCCACCGTCAACCCAGCCGCTAACGCTGGTTTGGTTGAAGGCATGAAGGGTTTGTTCAATCCCACAGACACCATCAGCAAGCAGTTTAAAAACGGCATGATGGGCACTGGTGTTCTCGGCTATGACGAAGTCAACATGTCTCAGTCTATCAAGCAGCACATGACTGGCTCACGCGTTGCCACTGGCAACTCTGTGACCACTACTGTGTCGTCTGAAGGCGCTGCAAGCATTGCTTTGACCATCGGCTCTGGCCTGACAGTTAAAGCCGGTGACGTGTTCACTGTTGCTGATTGCTTCGCTGTGAACCCACAGACCCGTGAGTCCACTGGTTCTTTGTTCCAGTTCGTAGCTTTGGCTGATGCAACTGCCTCTGGCACTGCAATCGTTGTGACTGTTGCTCCTATTTACACCGCTGCTAATGCTTTGGCTACCGTGGACAGTTTCCCTGCCTCTGGTAAGGCTGTGATATTTGTAGGCGCTGCAACTAGCCAGTACGCACAGAACTTGGTTTACCACAAAGATGCGATCACGTTCGCCACTGCTGACTTGTTGTTGCCCCAAGGCGTCGACATGGCTGCTCGTGCCGTTCACAATGGTATTTCTTTGCGTGTGGTTCGCCAGTACGATATCAACAACGATCGTATGCCTTGCCGTATTGACGTTTTGTATGGCTTCAGCACAATTCGTCCACAAATGGGCTGCCGCATCTGGGGCTAATTTAAAACCCCTTTGGGGGTTTTAATTCTTAACATCTTTTTTAAGGAAATTATCATGGCATTACCTAATGGCGCAGGCGGTTACCAAGTTGGTGCAGGCAACCGTCAAGAAACTATCATGGGCGCAATGGCCGCCCCTCAAACAGCTACGGCTACTGCAACCCTAACGGCAGCGCAAATTGTTAACCAGATGTTGGTGGCTAACCCCTCCACATCTGCTGCAACATACACGCTACCTTTGGGCACAGCAATTGACGCAGCAGTTCCTAATGCTACTGTTGGCAGCACATTTGATTTGTCAATTGTCAACATTGGCACTAGCTCTGGCGCAGTAACATTGGCTGTTAATACTGGCGTAAGTGACGGCGGTAACGCTTTGGTTGCTATCGCTGTAACAACTAGCCAATTGTTCCGCTTCCGTAAGACCGGCGACGGCACTTACGTTGTGTATCGTTTGGGCTAAATTTAATGGGGGCTTCGGCTCCCATTTTTAAAGGAAACAAATCATGCCAAATACAAAAGCTGTAGGAGTCGCGTATAGCGATCCTGAATTTGAAAGCGTAACCGTTACTGGCGCGTCAGCGCTGCAAGCGGTAACCGCTACGACCATAACTGCTACGACCGTAAATGCTACGACCGTAACCGGCACGTCAACTGGCGCTATTCGCCTACCTGTTGCTACTGTTGCAGCGGCTGGCACTAATCAAGGCACTGCTGCTGCACTAGCTGAAGGTATCAATGTCGTTTCGGCGGCAGACGGTACTAAAGGCGTGATTTTGCCCACAGCGGTAGCTGGTATGGTAATTATCGTTAAAAACACCGCTGCTGGCGCGTTGAATATTTATCCCGCTACTGGCGGGGCAATCAATGCGGTTGCGGCTAACGGTGCATATAGCATAACAAACCTTACCAGTTCGTTGTTGGTAGCGTCTTCTACTACTCAATGGTATTCTGTTCCATTAGTAGCATCCTAACCAAAAGGGGGCTAATCACCCCCTTTCTACTATGAACATTACAATGACTCACCCTGTCCACGGCGCTAAAGTTGCCACAATGGATTTAGAGGCTGAAGAAGATGAAAAAAATGGCTGGATTCGTTATAATCCAGACACGCCTGTTCAGGTGGCTCCCGTAAATACGTTGGAGACAAAGCGCCGCCGTAAACCGGCAGAGGAAGCAACCGAAGGAGTCTGAACATGACGTATACCGCTGGCGATCAAATCAACCGCGCTTTGCGCCTGTTAGGTATATTGGCCGAGGGTGAAACACCATCAGCCGCCATGTCGCAAGATGCGCTTATGGCGCTCAATCAGATGATTGACAGTTGGAACACTGAGCGTTTGTCGGTGTTTTGCACAGAAGATCAGGTCTTTACTTGGCCTGCAAGTCTTATCAGCCGCACACTTGGCCCAACAGGCGACTTTGTGGGCAACCGTCCTGTTTTGCTTGACGATGCCACATACTTCAAAGCGCCTAGTGGCGTGTCGTATGGCATCAAAATGATCAATCAACAGCAGTACAACGGTATTGCTGTTAAGACCGTGACTTCTACGTTCCCACAAGTTATGTGGGTCAACATGACGTTTCCTGATATTGAGATATATCTTTATCCACGGCCAACGCAAAACCTAGAGTTTCACTTTGTATCGGTGCAAGAATTAGACAAGCCCGCCACATTGTCGACTGTGATGTATTACCCCCCAGGCTATCTGCGGGCGTTTACCTACAACTTGGCCATGGAGTTTGCCCCTGAGTTTGGCGTTGAGCCAAGCCCACAGGTTCAGCGCATTGCCATGACTTCTAAGCGCGATCTCAAGCGCATCAACAACCCAGATGACGTGATGGCATTGCCTTACGCATTGGTGGCAAACCGCCAGCGCTTCAACATCTACGCCGGTAACTACTGATGCGCACGCCAATTCTTGGCTCTAGCTACGTTACCCGAAGCGTCAATGCTGCGGATAACCGCATGGTTAATTTGTTTCCAGAGGTCATTCCCGAGGGTGGCAAAGAGCCAGGCTTTCTGAACCGCGCCCCAGGTCTAAACTTTCTTCAAACAATTGGCACTGGCCCTATTCGCGGTTTGTGGGTGGCCAAGATTAGCACGTCGGTTTTTTACGTTGTCTCTGGCGTTCAGGTCTACAAACTTAGCAGCACCACAGGCACACCGACGTTGATTGGCACAGTATCTGGCACTGGCCCTGTTTCTATCGCTGACAACGGCACGCAAATCTT